TGTCTAGATCAGCACCACCAGAAGCACCAGCATAACCCGCTGCCTCATAAAAAGCAACAGTAAATTGTCCTCGTGCACCACCAGCATTACTAACAGCAGTTACAACTCCTTTGTTTGTTCCAGAACCGTTGTTCTGTACAATAGCAACCGTCTGTCCAATTCGTACAACTTGAACTGCAGTAGTAGGATCAAGCACATCGTTTACTTGTATTAAAGCTTGTGTGGCTGCATTAGCCGCTTGAGTTCCACATTGAGTATATTTAGTATGTAATCTACCTTGCTCAGCCCATTTGATAAGGTCAGAGTTAGTAGGCATCTCTGCACCTACCATACGTAGGAAAGAAGAGATTGTTCTATTTCCATAACGCTCAAATTCTTTCTCATAAGTATCTGGAAGATACTGATTTAAAAAGTCAAAGTTCGTGATGTAGTTTTCTGTTGTCGGAGTCCTTTCGGCACTCGGAGTCAACGCAAAAGTTGGATTAATATTAACTTGTCCAGCCATAATTTCTAATTTTAAATTTAAGTTCGTTTAACACTTTTTATTCGCAGCCCTCTACTCGATGGTTGAGACACTGACTTAACTTGAAATCCTCCCTTAGTTGAAACCTCTGGTGCAGTACGCTCTGTCATATTTATATTCTTTGTTTTACGTATCACATCCTCAGTCGCATTTGATTTGCCTTGCTCATAAAAGAACGAAGCAAACTTTTCAGGATTCATTGCTATAGCTAAAGATCGGTGGTATCCTTCTGCATCATTAAGCATTCCAGAATCATCTAAGAATTTATTTACAAAATTCATAGGTGTGTCTTGTGCTTTTCTTAATTCAGAAGCATTGCCAGGAGAAAAAAGCATTTCGTTATTGTCTACATTGAACTTAAAACCTTTAAATTCAGAACCAAACAAATCATCGCTTTTTTTGCTAAACCAGTCAGCTTTACGATTACTTTCTTCTTGTTGCGTTTTAGCTTTACTAACATATTGCTTGTAGGCTTGAAATTCTTCATTTTGAGAGGCTGAACTTTCCCTTGACTCAAGAGGCTGCTTGTATACTTCCTGCTGTTCACTGAAGAACCTTTTTGCCTTAGCAATAATTTTTTTCTTTGCTAGTTTTGTTTTTTTAATAACTGACTCGTCGTCTAGATCTTCGTCATACACATAATCCTCCATTATAGAGTCAATGTCTTCAGGGTCTAAACCCTCTTCAGTTATTGTCAAATACTCTTTTAGCAAAGAGTCAGGATCTAGCTTAGAAAAATCTTGTTGCAATTTAACGTAATCTTCCAGGCTTCTTCCTGTTTCTTTTTTATACTTAAAATAAGCAGCTACGTCTTCGGGTAATTTTTCCGAATCTTTTCTAGCGCTCATCAACTCTTCAATAGAGTTAATTTCTTTTCCGTATCTCTCTCCAATAAAAGAAAGGATATCTTCTTCTTTTAATTGATAAGGTTCTTTAGTAGGCTCTTCTACCTTCTCTAAGACCTCTTCTTTTTCTTGTACCGGTTCTTTTGTTTTTGATAAATCGATTTTATCATCACTAGATATTTCCGGTTTTACTTTTTCTACATCATCAAACTCTAATTTCTGTTGAGTTTCATGCTTCTCTAATAATTCGTTTTCAACTTCTTGAACCGATTTAGATTCAACGTCGTTTACCTCTCTTACTTTGATTTCCATTTGATTAAATTTGATTTATTACAAAATTACTAAAAAAAGAAATACACTTTTCGCTACCTAGGATCAAACTCCGCTAAGTCAAACCCATCCATAGAGTCTTCATTTGATTCAAAAGTTTGAGGAGGTAAATTGTTTTTTCTTTGATTTATTAATTGAGATTGCTCTGTATTTTGTTGACTTATTCTATCCTTCTTTGCAGTCTCTCTTTCGCCTTCACGAAAAGCTAATGCATTTTCTGATATACCTCTAAGTTGTTGATTATAAGCAAACTCTTGCTTCATCAGCATTGCTTTAAGATTAGCCTCATTATTTTGCTTCTCTATTTCAAAAGCTATTTCAGCTTGTTTTATTTTCATTTGAGCCTGAGCCTCTAGATTTATTTTTTGGATAGCAACCTGCGCAGCCATCTCTTGAGATTTAAGCTGTTGCTGTGCTGTCATGGCTTGCTGTTGCATTTGCATCTTTTCTTCTTGCTCTTGCTTAGCCTTACGTTTAACTTTTAAAAGTTGATTTGCTAACTTTAAGTTTTTAATTTCACGTATGTCTATAGCGTCTTCAAGATTAATACTACTTTTAGATAATGCCATTTGTATGTTTTGCTCTAACATAGCCTTCTGCTCTTCATCCGGAGACAGTTCTATAAAAACTCCAAAGTCATAAATATACAGTTCGCTTATATCACCCAGTATACTGACATTGTACTTACCTATTTTATTTATAAAGTCTTCTTTAAATTCTGCATATTCTAAAATATCGGCGACCCTATACGTTAACGCTTCGGCTAACGTACGATATATGTAAAGACTTCCGTCTAATATATGTCGGGTAGCCGTGTTTGAACTTAATGCTGCTAGCTTTTGCACACCGACTAAAGCATCTGGATTAGGGGACGAACCATCCCTAGCTTCATTTAAACCTGTAACCGAACGTATCATGTCTAGATAATGGTTATAGTTAGCTAATAGCATTTGTGTTTTTGAAGCTCCTGAGTTAGAGGTAAGTTGTTGTATCGGAACCCTTCCTTGGTTATACTCTCCATCTTGCGTATAGCTTCTCCCAATTACACTACCTGTTTGGAAGTATAAACGCAATGCATCTTCTGGATTATATGCCGCCCCTGTCCCTAAGTCAACTTCATTTAAACCATCTGCATCTATGTAGACTCCATCGGGAACTACTCTAGATATTACCTGCTGTAGCTTTAAGTGTGTCATCTGAATAAGATCAGCAAAAGGAATCATACGTCTAACTAAAGACTCAATAACACCTTTATACATTCTTGGAGCAACCGCCACATAATTAGGTAGCGCATGCTGTGATGATGACTTAGGTCTCACCATATTTTTGGCAAGCTCCCACTTTAATATAATGTTGGTACCCATGACCATTACACCATCATACCATACATCAATAGTCTTTTCTATTTTTTCAAAGTTTCCTTCTTCTAGCATCTCCTCTGGAGGATTAAAAGTGTCGTCTTTTTCAATCATTCTAGAAGCACCACCTTCATTAATTTTTTTCTTATAAACTATTTTTTTAGTAGTCTTATAATTGAAATACATTAAAGTACAGGTGTCTCTGTAAAATATATCATTCTCATAATACTGTGCTGTATTAAAATAATTATACCAGCTTTGACTGTATTGAGATATTTTTTCTAAATCTTCGTTAGTTAAATCTGGATCAATTTTTACTAACTCACTAATGCCAACTGTTTTTATTTCTCCCCAATAAAAACAGTCTTTAAAATAAGGGTCTTCAGTATAACTGTACACTACATTTGCAGGGTCTACATATGAAACCTGAACTCCTGATCCTGGTAAAAATTCATGCTTTGCCATCCCAACACCAACAACCATTTGGTCATAGTCAATTCGCTTACGCGTATCTTGATAGTGATTTTCGGCAAACATAGTATCTATAGCCTCTTCCTCTGCAATTTCTATTGCGGGCTTATAATTTAAATTCATGTATAATGACAGCTCCTCATCCGTTGAGGGTAAATCATCGGGTTCCATTATAAATGGATTAAACCCTGTTTCTTCTTTGATGGTCTCCAGAACAGGTTTTGCTGCCATCTGACCTTCTATCATTTCCTGGTACTTACTTCTTTTTGATTGAGACAATGCGTCTTGAGCGTAAGCTTTAACTTTAAACAATCGATCCTGCATTCCATTAACCACAATGTCAACAAACTTAGGTAAAATAGGCACCGGTGTCCAGTCAAGATTTAGGTAAGACAAGTCTCCATCTACAGCTAACTCATTTTTATATTTAGCTATTGACTGCTCACCGCGAGCGTATAGTCTTAGTCGGTTAAAGTCTCTCCACTGACTGTAGTATCTACATCCATTAGAATCTTTTCTAAACCATTCGTACTGTATTGCCTGACCTATCTGTAACCCGAACTCATCGGTGGCTTTTTCTGCGTCTGATACAAACTGACTCGGAAAACCTACAGATGAAATATTTATATTGACTTCCTTCATCTATTTAATTCGCTATAATTTCCATTATTAGTATACGTTGCAAAGTTAAGACTTATTTTGGATTGTTTTTGTACAGGTAAATATAGTCCTTTTTGATTAGCCATTACAGCCAATCCTGAGCTTATACTCGCATCAAACTTGGTTCTATTATTAATATCAAACCTTGCCCACTCCTCTAGTGTCCTTGTGAAATACATAGACCCCATCTCTGAGGATTCTCGGTAAACTCCTTGTAGGTCCATTCCTATATGTTTTTCTATGTATGATTCTATCGCAGCTGCGTGTGACTGCTTAACATCTTCAGACGTGTTGGGTATACCCCCTAGCTCTTTTTCAGTCTTTGAAAGTTTATTAAAACTTCTGTCAGGTCTGTTCATGCAAAATCCTCTGTAGCCTCTATTTTTAAAGTGATATAACAGCCGAGGTTTATTGTTCTCTATAAGTATAGGCATGCTATAAAACACACAGGCCATAAGCACTTCTTCAAAAAATATCTCTGCTGTCTGCGGTCTCGCCACATACTCTAAAAAGAATTCATTGCTAGGAGCCTGCTCCATGCTAAACTTAGTTAGACCGTGCAGAGCTCCATTAGATCCTCTACCGCCAACCGTTCCTGAGATGTCATACGAGTCACAACCAAAAGCTCCAATGTGCTCATTAAGAGGATGGTAGGTTCCATTTCTAGAATATTTTAAGTTAGACAGAGACTTATTTGGCGTCCAAGAAACTCTAAACCTGCCTTTATTATCTGGGGTAAATATAACCTCAGTATCTTTTATACCGTCCTTCCAATAAAACTTACCCCTTGTAACATGCTGCTGTATTATCAAAGAATCATTGTAATCAATCTGCTGATAGATTTTAGTAAGATTAAATAATGAAGACTTGCTCTCATCTCTAAAGGCGTGCGACTCTGTTCTAGGAAACTGCCGATAAAATTCATTTAACGCGTCTGCATCTTTTTTTAACGACTCAACTTCTGCCTCCCAATAGTCAATAGCACCATTAGTAATATACTCATTGTCCACCCCTAAGACTTTTTTCTCAGGCTTATAGAAAACCGGCATTCCGTACTTATCTATAAACCCTTCCATGTTCCACTCCATAGGAATAAACAAAGAATACAATCCACTTTTAGTTTGACCGTTTGCATTACGTGTAGCTACATCTGAGTCTTCAAAAAGTTTTTTAAAATTATCACCACCTTTACTTAGGGCGTTTGATGTAGATCCCATCATACACTTACCGATAATCTTGCTACCTAATCTCAAGCAAGTTTTAGTAACACGCCAGTTATTTAAAATATTGTTAGGCTTAAGCCACTTACCACTTTCATCATGTACTAGAAGCAAAAGTTTTTCTCCATCATATGAGTTTTCATCTGTATTCTTCCAGTCAATAGTGGTATCTAAGCCGTATAGCTCATCAGCCACATTATCATACATATTCTTTTTAGTAATCTTAGAGGCTGGAATTCTAAATGCAAGTTCTGTCTTAGGTTTGTCCATACCGTCTTGTATAGGCTTAAAGAAGAAAGGCAGTCTAGTAGATATAGGCACGACCTTATCAGTAAACA